GACCGGCTCAAGTAGTTCGGCGAAGTAGGCGAGACGGCGGGCCAGACGCCGCCACACGCTGCCCATTACTCGCCCTGCCCGTCGTCATCGCCCTCGTTGTCGAAGTCGTATCGCGTCTTGATCTTTTCAACCCATCCACTCTTTTTGATCCTATAGCCCTTTTGCCTCAACCAGTCGGCGTCTGACGGCAGCGCCTTTTCCAGTGTTTGTCGGACGCGCTCTCGACGCATGGACTCGACCTTCTCAGGAGAGAATCCGCGAATGGGGTGCGGCCACACCACAAGCGAGTGCTTGTCCGTGCCTGGGTTGGGGAGCCCCAGATCCTCGCAAATCACGTCGACAACGAAGTCAAAATCGTGGGTGACTTGACCACTGCGTTTCGTCTCCAAGCCAGCCGCCTTTTGTCGGCGGCGGGCTTCGGAGAAGAAAGCAGCCATGAGGTCTTGCAGGTGTTGCAGCTTCTCATCGCTCGTCATGTCATCCTCCCGCCGTCGGTGGGGTCGACAGCCAGCCAAAGAAAGCGACGACGACGAGGCAGCAAGCGAAGCCTAACATGTGCCACCTCCGACGGGCCGGGCGGCGATGAGACGACGGCGAAGAAGGTGGGACAGCGACGCGGCGATGAGCAAAGTGATGCCGTTCCCGGCGAGCTGAGCGGCGATGAAGAGAAGTAGAAGTTTCATAGTTTACCTCGAATTAGGTGGTAAGTGCGTCGGCAAACAGAGCCGGGCGCAACGCCTCCGCGACGTGCTCGGCGACAAAGTCACAGCAGTAGGTCGCGTCGACGCGAGCCTGGTGCGCCGTAACGATTGCTGTCTGCGCGGGCGTCAAGCCAGCGAGGGCGAGGATGCGAGCCATATAGAGGTGGCGGCGACGAGGCGTCGAGCCGACGAGGCGGCGGTGTTGACGTTGCCAGCGGCGAAGATACGAGACGGTGGCGATCGGGTTCTTGGTGGTCATGGGGTAAGGTAGGATCGGACGGGGGGTCGCCGCAAGAAAAAAGCGAAAATTTTGGCGACGAGGCAGCGACGAGAGGATGGCGGCGGGATGGCGGCGAGGTGGCGACGAGGTGGCTAGGCGGGGTGAGGTGGCTAGACGGGGACGAGCTGGACAGTGGAGCCACCATCATCGCGGTGTCGTCGAAGCTGGTACTTCTTGCCGCCGACAGCGCAGACCTTGCCTTCGTGCCGTTTCACGAAAGCGCCTAACGATTTGGCAGCCCCGTCAGTCGTCAACTTGACGCCTTTCTCGATGAGGAACTTGCGGAACGTGTTGGTCTTAGTAGCCTTTGGCGATCCTGCGCTCTGGGCCAGCCTCTCGACGATGTCGCTGATGTACGCCGACTTCTCGCCAAACATGTTATGCAAGTGCGTTGTGAGATAGAGTGCATCCAGGTCATCCGGCGTCATCGCGGCTTTGCCTACAGCCAAGAACGGATCAGGCAGCCCACACCAGACGACAGCGTGACGCACAATCGACCATGCTTCGAAGCTGGCGAACGGCGGCAGCTCGACGGCCCAGCCCTTGCGGCGGGCAGCGAAGAAGCCAGACAGCAGCGTCAAGGCGGCGGCGAGCAGTTCGGCGCGGTGGACGCGGCAGTGTTCTTCGAGGTGCGCGATCTCGACGCGACGATTGCTGGGGTTGCCGGTCTTATCATTGATCTCAATGATAAGACAGCGACGGGACATATCCGTCGACACTTCCAGGCCGTTTCCCGTCGCCCACAGTTGCAGATCGGTAAAGCCTGATTTTTCCTGCTTGATCGTGTCGCTGGTGCCGATCCGTCGCGTCGCGAAAGCCGGGGTAGTCATATACATCTCGACCGCACTGCCGCCGAGGACAGTGCCACGCGGGATGTTGTCAATGATGGCTGTGCCGTCGCCAGCCGCGACATGTCCGCCTAGTCGTCGCTCAAACTCATCGTTTTTTTCTGCCGAGGCCAACACACCATCGATCGTGTTTGGAACCTTACCGCTGGCGATGATGCACGCAGCCGCGGCCAGCTTGCCTTTACCAGATCTACTCTGCCCTGCCGTCACGGCGAATAGCGGGACGTTGCCTGAGAAGGCGAAGCGCAGAAGCTTCGTAAAGATCGCCGACAACCAGACAGCAGCGGCGAGGTCGGGCTCCTCGAAGGGGTAGTCGGCAATGATGGCGCGGAGGCGGGCCAGCGCTTTGACACACTCGTCTGCCGATGGATCTTCGCTGATGGTGCGGACCCGGCAAGAGGAGGGATCATAAAATATTGATGACGCTGCGTCGTGGCCGTAGTTTTGGATCAGTGTGCCACCGACGCGGAAGACCGGGGTGTTGACGATGCCCCTGATCCGCTTGATCGACGGCCACGCACCTGCCAGGATCACGGCTGTACACGCAGCGTCGTCGGGGCGGTGGGACACAGGACCGTCCTTACCCTTTTTATACCACATAGAGACGTCGCAAAGTTCGGCCTTCAGGTGAGCCGCTGTCGACTTGCGCAGGGCATTCGTCGCCGCCCCTGTCTCGTCGACGTCGCTGACAAGGTCGCAGAGTGTCGCGACGTTTTGTTTATAGGCCACGTAGTAGCGCGGGTGCAGGGCCAGCGCAGCCAAAGCGTCACGTCGCATCGTGGCAATGTCATCCGTGACCTCGATACGCAGCTTTTCCTCTGGAAATTCAAAGCTCTGTTTGTGGATCGCTGGCGGTGGCGACGACGAGGCGGGGGCAAGGTAGAATCGCGTCTCTTGCGGGGCTGGGGCAGCAGCGTCCCGGCCTGCGTCCGCAGACTCCGGTGTGGGCGCGGCCACGGCCATAGGTGCAGTTTCGGGCACAGTTTCGGGCTCGATCACAGGCGCGGCATCGGTGGCCACGGGCACCACCGCTGCCTCAGCCACGCCGTCAGCAGCCTCAGCAGCCGCCTCGATGTCGCTGGCACCGAGGGTGCCGCCGAAGGCTGGGCGATCGGGCAGCACCGAGGCGGGGACGCCCAGCTTTCGCGCCCATGACAAGACGTTGGCTGTCGTCGCCGTCTCGCACTGGCCGATGATGCCACCGCCGTTGTGCTGACACTTGAAGCCGCCCGTCGTCGACCCGTCGAGGAAGATGACACATGAGTTGTCAATGTGCGTCTGCCCCGTGCCCCTGTTGTGGTTCTCCGCCCACGGGCAAAGCACCTCGTATTTGCCGCCGCCTCGATGAGCACCGAGGCGCTGGAAGTAGCCGAAGACCTTGTAAAGTAGCGTCCCGGTCGTCTCACCGGGGGTGGCACCGAGGCTGATGACACCTTCACTTCGCGCCGTTGTCGCGGCGGCAACAACCTTCTCACGTTCTTCCTTGGCAAGTGCCAGCGTCGGCGGCGATGGCTGCGCGTAGCCGATGGCGGCGAGGAAGCGACCAAGATCGATGCAGCGGGCGTCACCATCCTCGCCCCCGGCTTTGATCGCCACGGGGTCGGTGCGGTCTTGTGTCAACATCGGGACGTAGGCATTGCGGGCAAAGGTGTTGCTGGTCGTGTCCAGCGCCGTCGCCGGGACGTTGCCGAGGCCGAGCAGCTCGGTCTTGACTTTGTGGGATGCCGCAGACCACCACGCCTTGTTAGCATCCAACAGGGTGGCAGCATCGACACCGCCCGTCGCTGATTGGTAGACGACGGGCTTGTCGAGGGGCAGGAACAAGTGCCACTTGAGCGGGTTTTTGTCGACTCGGGACGTTGATGATTCGGTCAACAGGTACGCAACCCGTAGAACATTCAAGACCTCGACGAGCTTGCTGGGATTGGTGCCGTCGTCGCAATCGATGAAGATCCAAGTGTGGCCGAGCACGTCCTTTGCCGTCTTGCCGACGAGGCCGTCTTCGTCGCTAGCTAGGATCGCACCGACCTCGACGGGGAGGCCGTGTTTCGATCGCGTCGTCGTCTCTGTTGAGGCAGTGCGACGGGCGGCAACGAACTCAGACCAGTAGCAGTGGCAGGACTTGCCGTGATCCTTTGTCCGAGAGTCAAAGTAGGCATAGTCGATGGTATGAGCCCCCAGCGGGCCAAGCGATGAGGCGAGAGCGGTTTTATTCGGTGTCATGATCGAAGTCCTCAAGTCAAGGTAGTGGGTGGCCTCTTTCGAGGCCCCGAAGAATGGTTAGACCAGCGACCAATACTTGCCGCCGTCTTCCAGCATATGCGCGGCAATCTCTGCGATGTAGTCGTCTCGCATATAGATAGACAGCTTATGCGCCCATGCCTTACACGCTGCGGTGATATCGGCGGCAGTGATGACGGGACGTAGGTTAATGCCCCATGAGGTGGCGTCGGCGACGAGGCTTGGTGATGTCACGAAGGCGAAGTCGATCCAGGCTGTCGGTCGCGATTGCACGCGGTTGCCGCTATGCTGGACGAGCTTGTCATATACCCGCTTACGTGTGGGTAGGTAGTCAATGCGGATCTTATCCAGCAGTGCAGACTGCGCCTGCTTCAGTGCCGAGGTGTCTACCTCCGTACCCGCACACAGCTCGTCGAAAATGGCGTCATTCGCGAGGCGCAGGTCGCGGGCAAGGATGAGGGCTTCGATCTGATGATTGATCAGGGTGTTCATTTTTTAGCTCCTTATCCCAAGGTAGTCTATGATTCGACGCCTTGCAATGAATAAATGCGTCAACAGTATCAACATAGTGTCAACAGTGTCAAATCTATTGACACTATCTATTGACACTAACTGTTGACACTATTGACACTAACTGTTGACGGTTAATGTCAACAGCCAGTGTTGACAAGGAATAACATCGCTTGGTGAAAATCGTCAGCGACGGCGACGAGGTAGCGCGGGGGGTGATCGTAAGCCGTAAGCCATTGCAATCACTAGGATATGACGAGAATGCAGAGTTTAGGCGGAGGGGGGCCCTGGGGGTGGGGTGGCGGAGGGGGGGGGTATTAAATAAAATCAGAGAGAGAGAGAAAGTCCTATAGGGGGGGTATATAAAACTCTACAATCTTGCAAGGAGCCTTGAAATCATTGGTCTTTTTGCTGTAGAGGGCTGCCCCGGTCACTTGTAACCCCGCGAAACCATTGCAATAGGACCTTCGGCTATTGGTCTATATGTGAGGGAATGTCGGGATATGGCCCCGACAGGGCGGCGACCTAGCGACCACCGCGACCAAGCAACCTCCGTGCCAAGCTGCTGTATATCGTACGAAACAGCGCCACCGCGCCACCTCACCATCACCGCCGCCTCATCGCCATCGCCGCCTCATCGTCATCGTCGCCATCGCATCGTCGACGACGCCTCACCAGCCCCGCCACCTCACCCCAGCCCCGCCGCCACAGCCCCACATCAAACGTCCCGTCGCCGCCTCGTCGAAAAAAATCGTCACCTAGCTCACTTTTTCTTTGCGCCGACGGGCCTCCGACGGCATTCTTCGACTACCTTACCGAGAAGGAGTAATCAAATGACCGAATCATCGTCTGTCCGACTTCGTGTATCCGATCACCCCGCCTGCCTGGCTGTCGCGAAAAGCCACGGCGGCACCATCATCGTCACTGGCGACCTACCGCTGTCTAGCGCCGAGCTGTACGAGTCGTACACCGAATCGCTTATCAGGATAGGCGTGGCCAAGTATCACTACGGCAAGGTGATGCTGATCATGCCGTGCGCTGGCACGACCAGCTTTGTGGATCATCGCTTCAGCGCCGACGGGGGAAGCCCCGAGATCTTCATCGACAATGTGACGGCAGATCACGTACCGTCGGGGATTGCCGCGCTTCGAGGCAGTCAACCCCCCACCGAGCTGTGGGCCAACGGACGACCGAGCCCAGCACTCGTCGAGGTTGTCAGCGGATACTTGCTGAAGATCGACCACATCATCCGGCCTGCTTACCGCATCGTCGACGCAGCGGTCGAGACGTATATCCGCTTGGTCCTCGGGTGGCCGCAGCCGACGTATCACCATGTGGAGACGACGACCGAAGCAGTGATTCGCCTCGACGGTGTCGTCACTGAAGACTGATCTGCCGCCGTCGGATTGCATCCAGCCGTAGGGACGTCGCCGCCTCGTCGAAAAAATCGTCATAACGCTCACTTTTTCTTTGCCGTCGAGGCGTCGACGGGGCATTCTCGCACTACCTTACCACTGAACCAGTGATCAGGAGTGCATGATGCTTAGAGACAATCCAGACGAGGCGATCGGCGTTGGCGGCGGCGGCGACCAGACCCCGGCGACCATTACCCAGACCACCCCGACCAAGCTAAACCCGCGCAAGACGGTGACGAAGCCGACTCATCAGCGACGTACCGTCACCGACCCGGCCAAGTGTGTGTTCGTGCTGCAAATCCTCGCAATCCGTGAGGCAGAGGCAGCGGGGCGACGCATGCTGGCCGAGGTGCTGAAAAGCAAGCTCATCACGTCGTCGCGAGGCTTCGTCCGCAAGATGGCGTCGAAGTATTACGGTGATGACGTTGACCAGGATGACGTGGACGCGACTGCGTTGATGGCGTTTTGGAGGGCGGTGACGACGTGGCAGCCGGACGGCGGATCGACGTTTGACACTTGGGCTCGCTGGGGCATGAGGATGGCCCTGCAAAAGATGATCCGGTCGTCGAGGATGATCCGAGGGCAGAAGAAAAAGCGTGTGTCGCTCGCTTCGCTCGATGGTGACGACGCTGAGGATGTGCTTCGTGGGTTGGCTGCCGTCACTTCGGCAGCACCACTCGGCGACGTTGGGCTTCGTGCCCATCGTATCACCGTGGTCGATGATGGTAGCGACGAGACGAGGCGATGAGGCGATGACGAGACGACGACCCCCCTACCGAATTATCAAGGGGGTACGCCGACTGTGGCGAAAGACGGTCGCCAGATATGATCGGGAAACGGAAGGGCACCGAGGAAGGCCGAAAATCGCGCACCAGCCGGGCTAGGCGGCGAGATGACGATGCTTGGCTTATTCCGCATCGTCGTCTTGTCATCGCGCTTCCTGGGCCGCCTGGCGCTGATAATCATTTTCAATTAGCTGCGGCGGCAAAAAGGGCACCAGGCACCACCCGTACCTTTTTCAGATGAGAGAGGTATCGAGATGCCGTCGAGAGATCCAAAAACGGGCAAGCGCATCGGGGGGACAGCGCAGCGCAAGCTAGCTGCCGCCCGTCGGGGCGAGCTGGTGCCCGCAGAAGCTACTACCCTAACCAACGTCCCGGTGCCGCCGTCCACAGTCGCGGGCATCGAGAGCTGGGCTGCCGTCATCAACCTACGTTGCGCTACAGAGACGGTGGACCCCATACGTCTACACTGGATAGGTACACTATGTAGGGAATTAGGGAAGATGTCGGCGAAGGCGAAGCGGGCCGAGAAGGTGATGCGGCTGCGTCGCCTACGTCAAGGCATCGACGACGCCATCGACCTGACGACGCCGCCTACCGACGATCCTGTCGCCATCGTACCGTGGTGCTTCGCCGCGATTGCGGCCTACATGTATGCCGTCGCCGCTGACTCGAAGTGGCAGCCTGACGCGCAAAAGGCACAGCGGCTCAAGCTGTTGTCACAGGCCGCGTTTTTGGCGTGCGAGGACGAACTAAGCCGCGTAGTCAAACAAGTCGACGACGAGGCAGCGTAAAATGCCTCGCCTCAGCCTCGACACTGTCCTCGATCGTCTGCTCGCCGAAAGCGTCGAGACGACACGATACACCGACTATTCGGCAGTGGTCAGACGACTGCACCTCGGCACAACCAACGTCCCGGTGGGAACGAAGCTGCGCGACCGGCTGGAACAAGAGTGGCTTGTTGGCGACCGCGACGCCTTAGACAACACGCTGCCCGTCGCGACGACACAGGCAGGCGCATCGCGGAAGGTGGCGGCGGGGGAGCTGCTGCGCGACGAAGCAGGCAACGCTTATGCCTTGTGTGCAGACGTGCTGCTTCATGTTGGAGGTGTGTGGGACAAGCAGCGGCGAGAGTTTCGACGACTACCAGACGGCAGCCGCGACAGGGGCAAGGGGGCGTTGGTGACTGATGCGATGGAGAGCCAGGTGCAGGCGTTTCGCTGGCTTGACGAAAGGCTTACCGCGTTTCGCGACGGTAAGCCGCACCCACAGTGTGCGGGGATCTGCTTTGATGACCGTCGAGGTGGAAAAACTCACTACATCGTCGTCGCTGTTATCCTAACATGCCTCGAATGTCCGACGGTGGCAGCGTCGCCGATCGAGGCTCGCGTCGTGACACAGACGGTGCAAAGTCGAAACGAAATCGACGAGATCTTCGACAGTCTGATCATCGATCGTGGCTGGGGCATCCGTCGTGAGCAGCCGATGCGGCAAGTGTGCTTTGCGACGGGAGCAAAAGTGCAATTTCTGACGACCGATAATGTTGACACTTTGTTAGCGGGTCGCATGGACATTGTGGCTCTCAATGAGGCTGCGCTGTTCCGGGAAAAGGTCTACGAGAAGACGGTCAGAGCGACACGGGACCGACGGGGCTTTGTGCTTTTGGCAACCAACACCCCGGAAGGTAACGGGAAGGGTAACTGGACGGCGCGTATGATTGAGGGGCTGGAAAAGGACATCGCTGACGGCAAGACGCCAGCGGTGCAACGGCTTCGGGTCGAGAGCGTCAAAAATGCTGCTGTGCCTCAGGATGCCGAGGGGCCGATCGTCCGGTCGATTCAATACGCACGCGGCGACGATGAATCGGTCGTGGACGACGGCATAGTCAAGGAAGCTGGTCAAAAGCTATTCTCGCCACCCTATGATCCCACACGACACCACGTCCCGTTGCCGCAGCTCGGCCTCGTCGACATCACGGCGGAGTTTACCGAGAGGGTGGTGGGGCGACGGTACGACTTCATCTGCGGCCAGGACTATCAATGGGACTGCACCGCGTCGGTGTGGAGGCTCATGGCCCCTGGCGGCGAGTGGGCGAAGATGCAGCTCTGGTGCGTCTACGCCGTCTGGCTCGACGGCAAGTCGGCGACGGCTGGCGATAGGACGCTACCCGAAGACGACTTGCTCGACGACATCGAGGCCGCTGGCTTCACGGCGGCGAATACGCTGATCATCCCCGACTGCTCGGCGGGCTCTCAAGGATCGCGACACAAGCACGGCATCGAGCCGCCTACGGTGGAGATCCTGAATCGTCGACGGTGGCAATTCGACTACCCGTCGGAAAAGCGAAACGTGGACTCGATGCACCCTCGAAACCCACTCGAAGGGGCATCGAACATGGCCTGCCGGAAGTGGATTCGAGAGGATCGGATCTACGTCGCAGCGACGGACGAGGCTTACAAGATGCACAAAGCTCTTGTGAAGTGTGACGCCTACGTCGACGCCAAAGGCAATCTGCGGGCTAAGTCAAGCTGGGCTCACCTCATCGACAGCATGCGTTATGCGCAATGGTGGGCGCAGCGACGGCTGAGTGAGAACCCAACGGCGGTGGTGACGCAGCAGAGGGCTGTGATCGCTGATCTTCGGCGACATCGACGGTAGCTCGGCGATAGGTCGGTAGTGACGAGACGGCAGCTCGACGGTAGCCCGTACCTTTACTTCGATGGGTATCGCAGATAGATTTCGCGTCATCGTCAACGGCGTTGCGACGGCGGCGACCGCTGCACGCGGCGCTTATCGCATCGCCACGGGGAGAGGTGTCGGATCGCAGCCAGCGACGATAGAGGCCGACGCGAAGGCGATGGTGCAGCGCGTTGTGCGTGCTGGCATCGCCGCCCGCAACGTGCCGCCCGTTGGGATGTGGAAGCCATTTTCAGGCAACCATCCCGAGAGCAAACAGGCTGCCGCCGTCGTCGTGCGGCCTGAATCAAAGTACGACCAGATTTTTACCGGCGTCGGGCAAGACCTGTACGCCTATTCGTTCGCGAATTTGAGCGAGATCACACTCCCGGCGATTGCCGACTACCACCGACGGGCGACCGTCCAGGGGTGGACCGATCGAAAGGCGGACCTCGACTCGCGTTTTGTGCGCGAGGACTCCCACGTTCGCGGCCTCGACGCAATCCGCCGCAGCCGCCTCGCGACCTCGCCGTTCAGGATCGCGCCGTCGTCGTCGCGCCCACTGGCCATCCTGGTGGCGAATGCCGTGCGCGAAGCCTTCAGTAAGGTCGAGAACTTCCGCAGCACTTGCGCAGAGCTTGGCGTCTTCGGGATGTCAGGATATGCCGTCGGTGAGCTGGTTTGGCGTGAGGGTGTCACACTCCACGTCCCGGTGGGTGGCGGCAGCGTCGCGATCCCCGGCTGCGAGGTCGTTCGCAAGATCGCCCCGCTTCCCCCGAGAGCGATTGCATACGACATCGTTGACGACTCGCCCTGGCTGGTGCTTGGACCAGGCAGCCACGTCCCCGTCGATGACTGCGACAAGTTTCTTTACATTCGCGGCGATGGCCCCGCGTCGCTGCCGACGAGGTTTCGAGGCTGGGGTTTTGCGAATGCGTGGTTATCGTACCTTGCCGCACTTCCGCTTGAACGCCTCTCGATCTTGATTGAGACGTTTGGATGCCCCGTGCCGTTCTTGGAGTACAACGATAGCAAGGTACTCACCGACGCGGAAAACCAAAGAGCGCTAGACATCCTCGTCGGCGTTGGCACCGGGAATCCCGCGATGATCCCGCGCTCGTTGGGGGAACTGAAACACTCCCCGGTGCCGCAAGGGCTTGCGCCGCTGCATGCACAGATGCTCGCGATCGTCCGCAGCGAGCAGTCCAAAAACATCCTCTCCTCGACGCTGCAAACTGAGATCGGGGGTAACGGATCGTACTCGGCAGCCCAAGTGCATGAAGGGCAAGAAACCAAGATCGTCCGTCTCGACGGCGTCGTCCTCTGCGAGGCGTTGACAAGAACGCTTCGTCACATCGCCGCCGCCAACGCCGAGCGGTGGTGTGCTGCCTTTGCCCGCTTCATTCCCGGCATCACCCCCGCCGACATCGTCGAGGCCGCGCCGTTTTGCTCGATGACGGTTAGCGACGAGACGCCGTCGCAGCGCGTACAGGTGTTTACGTCTGCTAAGGCGCTCGGCGTGGACCTCGACCTCGACCAAGTCCGCGAGGAGCTACAGCTCCGCTGCCCGCTGCCCGCGCTGAACTTCGGCGACGAGACTGCGGCACCCACCCCGACGGCAGCCCCGACGCCCACCCAGACGGCAGCGCCGGAAGGAAACGATGATGCAAACCCGTAACTATTCCCTTCGCCTTGCCCCGGTGGCAGCGCCGACGCCGACTGACAACCGCGTGCGCTTCGTCGCGTCGACGCCGGATCTTGATCGCCACGGGACGCGCTTGCTGCCCCTTGGATGCGACAGCGCGGCCTTTGATCGCAACCCTGTCGTCCTCTGGAATCACAACAAAGACGGCAGCCCCGACGATGTGCTTGGCCGCGTCGTCGAGATCGTGAAGACGGCGGCGGCTGTCGAAGTCGTCGTCGAGTTTGACGCCCACGCCAAGGCGCGGGAGGTGTTGCGCAAAGTCCGCGCTGGCTTCCTTCGCGCCGTCAGCGTCGGCTTCATCCCGCAGCAAGACCGTCAGAACGCCGACGGGACGATCGACGTTTTGAGATGGGAGCTGTGCGAGTTGTCAATAGTCCCGGTGCCGTCGTGCAGACAGGCACTCAAACGCGGCTATTCGCTGCGCGTCACCCGTACCTTTACTTCGAGACTTTCAAATTCCCGTGGAGTGTCCAACACCATGAACATCACCGAAAAGCTCGGCCTCGCCGCCGACGCAACCCCCGAGCAGATCGCCGACGCGCTGATCAAGTTCCTCGCTGGCGACGCCAGCCCCGAGGACAAGATGGCGCTGATCCTTGGCATGCTGTCACCGTCGGCATCGTCCGCAAGCGATGGCGGCAAGGAAGCAGCCCTCGAAGCTGTCACCGAAGAGAGCAAGCGCCTCGCTGCCCGAGTCGAGGAGCTTGAGAAGTCCCTCGGTGAGAAGACCAAGGCAGCCGAGGAGCAGACCGCCGAACAGCGTGCCGACGTGGCATGTAATGCCGGTCAGTGGCCGATGGCGCAGCGCAAGGCCCTCGTCGACGCCCTGAAGGCCGGTCAGAAGCCCTACCTCTTCCCGGCCAAGACGTTTTCGACGCGCTCGATCGCCTACACGCCCGCCGCTGCCCCGTCGCAGCGCACGCAGCCGAACTTTGGCGACGAGAAGCCCGCTGGAAACAACATCGAGGCCGACATCCTGGCGATGGCCAAACGTGCCGGTCTGCCGTTGACCGCTGAGGCGTTCGCCGCCGCGAAGCGCAAGTAACCAATTTACCAGGGCGTCACCCGACGCCCTACCGAGGAGTTTTGAGAACATGGCTACCGCATCTTCCGCAGTCCGCACCACCTTCTTCGGCGCTGAGCGAACCCCCGCCAAGGCGTTCGTGCAGAAGCTTGGCACCGTGATTTACAAGGGCACCCAGGCGATGCACGTCGCTGGCGTGTGTCAGCCCGCCACCACTGGCGTCTCGGGCGCTGTCTATCTCGGCGTCGCCGAGGACACCTACGACGCCTCCGCCGAGGTCGCTAACAAGACCTGGACCGTCCCGATGATCTTTCACCGTCGAGCCTACACCATCGGCGTTAAGAGCGGCGACGTTCCAACCGCTGCCAACCTCGGCGGACTCGTCTACGTCAACAGCGACATCGAGGTCAAGAAGACCAGCGCCACCGACGACGTGACCGTGCGTCTCTTGTCGATTGTCAACTCCACCCAAGTCATCGTCGATCCTGCCTAATCGCAGCGACGGAAAGAGATTAGACCCATGAAAGGCATCGTATCCTCGCAGACGTTGACGAATCTTCAGGATGGCGTCAACACCGCGCTCAGCGTTCTCGGAACTTCTGAGAGCCTTGTGTATCCCAAGATCGCGTTCGTCGACGACGGCAGCGCGACCAATGGCAACATCCTCGGCACCGTGACGGGGATGTTCGATAACGGCGACGGCACCAGCGGCGAAGTCGTCCGCTACCCGTTCTCGCCCGTCACCAACCCCCCGGAGGATTGGAACTTCGGTGATCAGCGCGGCGAAGCCGACGAGACGATTCAGTACATCGAGGTGTCGCGAAAGCGACAGGGACCGAAGGACTCTCGCCTGTACGTCGACACCCAAGACGTGTACGGCATCATCACCGGCAAGCTCGACGCGATCATGAAGCGTGCCGGAATGCTTTGGGATCTCCAGCTCGCCGCCGCGATCAACGCGAACGGTACGGCTTACGACGGCAAGGCGTTCTTCGCAACGGACCATCCCGCCGATCCGAACGATTCGAGCAAGGGCACCTACGCCAACAGCACCACCGTCTCGGCGATGGATGAGACTGGCCTCGCTGCCGCGCTTGACCTGTACGCGAAGGTGCTGTGGTTCGACGGCAAGGTGCGCTCGTCGGAGATGAAGGCCCCTGTGCTGCTGTGCCCAACGGCAAGCCTCTACCTGAAGGCTCGCCAGCTCGTTTTCGGCAGCATCATCCCAGCGGTGGGCGGCGGCAGTGTCGCATCGGGATCGTCTCCGTTCAACGGCATCGTCTCGGACGTGATCCTGTGGCCGCTGCTTGTTGACGCCAACGTGGCGAACTCGACGAAGTATTGCTACCTCGTCTCGCCCGGCACCCCCGTCAAGGCAGGCTTCATTGTCTCGCCGAAGCGTCAGCCTCAGTTCCACATCGCGGGCATCGACCCCGGCGAAGAGATCCGACGCAAGTACGGCGCTGTCGCCTACGGCTGGGATGCGTTCGGTGGTGTCGGCCTCGGTCTGCCGCAAGACGTGATCCGCTTCACCGTCGGCTAGTCGAGAGCAAGCACCAGCGCCAACTTGGCCCTGATGCTTGCCCTTGACTCTCCGTCGCTAGTCCAACCCGTACCTTTTCACCGATAGCCCTAGACGCCGCCGCCGTCATCCCGACGACGCCGACGTGTGCGGCTCTCGGGGAATCCATGGCCCTACTCACCCGCGATCAGCTCATCACCGAAGTCGGTGGCCCGACTAAGGCTGCCGAGCTTTGCCCAGACCGCACAACCGGCGGGATTAATTACACGATTCTCGACGCTGCGATTGCTGACGCGATCGGCGATGTCGATGCAGCTTGCGCGAAGTTCTACGCCGACCTGAGCACAAACCCGCCTCAGAAGCTTGTGCGCATCGCTCGGCAGCTCGGTGCCTACTACCTGTGGTTAAAAACCGCAGCCGGTAAGACGGTTCCCGAGAATGTAAGCAAAGCTTTCGGCGTCGCGAAGCAGGATCTTCGGGACATCGAGGCCAGCGACAGTCTGCCGGGCCGCGATGCGACCTACCGTTTCCCCTCGACGATTGACAACAGCTACGGCGGTCGCCGCGCCGTCTACTCCACGTTCCGACGCTCTGGCTTGCTCGGGAGTCGGTAGCTGTGAGGCTCAAGGTCAAGAAGGCTGGCAGCGTCGAGCTATTGGCGAAGCTGCAAGAGGCTGCACGCAACACCGACGAGCTGATGCAGCGCATGGGCAGCTATGTCCGCGCTGTGGCGGTTGAAAAAATCGACAGTGGTGAAGGGCTGGCTCCGTGGGCAGAGAGTACACGAAAGAAGTACGAACAGACCGGCACCAGCAAGATCACAGCGTCGGGACGGGTTAGAGCGTCCGTCGCGAAGAAGCTTGATCAGACGTTTCGCAAAAAGGGAAACGACCAAGCAAGGCAAGAGCTTCGCGCCGTCCTGTCGGGTAGCTCAGTCAAGCCGAAGAACAAGACCGTGGCGGCGCTACAGCGAAAGCTAGACCGAGCCAAGCAGCAGCTCGCCAAGGGCGGCAGCGTCAACATCGGCGCAAAGAAGGCCGAAAAACACAAGCTGCTTGGCAGCCTTGGGCGGGCATTCAGCGTCAAGGCGTCATCGTCGCAGGCCAGCGTCACCAACAACGTCCCGTTTTCGGGCGTGCTTCAAGAAGGTGGCACCGTCGGAAACGGCGCGAGACTGCCCGAGCGGCGATTCCTTGAGGTGTCGTCAGAAGTGCGACGACGGCTTGCCAGCATCACGCTTGATCACTTCTTGAGGAGGTAGCGACGATGGGACCAGAAAACTACATCAGCACCATCGAGGCTGCTATCTGTCGCATTGCTCGGCTCGGCCTCGGTTGGCGTCGCCCTGCGGTGGCGGATTTGACCGCTCTTGTGGCTGTTGACGCGACCGTGCTGTCAGACGGCGCTATGGCTTACGTGACCAGCGAAGCGAACATCTATGAATGGGCCATTGACAGCACCGCCACCGTTGACGGCAGCACCGTACTTGCCTCGACAACGCTTGATCCATCGGCCCGTGGGCGCTGGTTGAAAGTCTCGACGGCGTGGACCTATGGCGCGGGCGGCACCAACCTTGCCAAAAAGCAGACCGGCTACCTACGCGCCGTCGAGCCCTACGCCTCGATGGA